CGCTCCGACCGCCGTGATCGTCGCCGCGGTATACACCGGATTGCTGGTGGCGGCATAGGTAACCGGTAACCGATCGTTCACGGTGTCCAGGGTTCCGATGCTCGCAGTCACCGCAAAGCCGCCCGCGGTGTAGTCGGCGTCGGTGACTTCAGTCGTCACATCATCCAGATACTCCCACGCGTCCAGCTGCGCTGCGCTGGGGATGGCGGTGACGAGAATCGCCTTGAAGGTGTCCGAGCCCCAGTTGACCCTGGCGTTGGCCAGGTGCTCGGCAATGTGGGTGAAGTTACCAGAAGACATTGGTCGTTACCTCGTAGTTTATTCGGCGCGGATCTGCTGCCGAGTACCGTTATAGGACAAGCTGTCCGACAGCCGGGCTTCCGCCAAGGCCTTCTCGAACATCACTTCCCACACCTGCAGTCGTGGGTCGTCTTTCAGATAGGGCGCGGTGTGCATCAAGCTCCCGTACAAATAGATGTCCGGCCACAACGTCAGCAGCCAGTTGGTGGGCGCGTCATCAGACAAAGCCGGAACGCTGGCGTAATACGCAAGTTCAATGCGGGTCGGCTCTTCAGGCAGCATGCGGAAAAACATGTACCGACCGAGAATGGAGTAGCTGATAGGCTGCCCCGTAGACAGCACCCGCGCGTCATACTCGTCCATCGGAAAGCTGCTCAGCCGAAAATCGTTGTCCGATCCGGTGAACCCCCGGATGGACTCCAGCCAATCGGTCGGCAGGGGCAGCGTCTGGAGCTCAACCTCCGACTCGGCGCGCACGATCATCTGTCGAACACGCAAACGTCGGTTGATGCTGGCCTCGGCCATGCGTACCGCACGAGGAATGACGTGTTCAAGATCGCCGCGCATCAGCCAATCAGCGACGATGATCTTGAGCCCCGCGTAGGTGTCCATGGTCAGATCAGCTCGCTACCGTCCTGCTCGCGCAGGAAAGCGATCGCCTGAGACTTACTCTGGTACGCACCACCGGCCTCTTCCACACGCTTGCGTAGCTGAGTCCAGTGCATCTCCTCGAGCTCGTCCTCGACGGCCTTCGAAACCTCTGCGACCGGCTCGGACGTACGCACGGGCTCGGACCCGCCAACGCGGTTACCCTTGATGTCGAAGTGCACTCCGTCCTGTTCATAGCGAACACCAGGCAGTCCGCGAACGTGCCCAAAGTCTCTGTTTCGGTCCAGTTTCATCAGTAGCTCCTGTCGATCCGGGAGACGAAGTCGTCGTACATCCGCTCTTCGAGGACCTTGTCGTTGATCACTTCGCGGTGCGACACGCCCTGCTGGATGTGGTCCTTGCACTCATCGGCCGCGTTGAACTCTTCGCAGGTACGGGTGCGGTGCACCGTCTGCCGCAGTCGGTCTTTGCTGTACATGGTCGTTCTCCGTGAGGTTGAAGGGGCCCGTAGGCCCCTTCAGTTTCCGATCAGTACTTGAATCGGCCTTCGTGCTGACCCTTGGGCGCTTGGTTCTTGCCGCCTTCCGGGCGGGGCGTCTTCTGCCCCACGGGCTCCCGGCTGCTCAGACCCTGCTGAACGCCGGCTCCGCGGTCTTCCACGGACTTCTTGTTGCTCTTCATGGTGTTGTCCTCTTCGGTTGTCAGGTCAGAACCAGGCGATGGTCAGAAGGATGTCCCCGTCGCCAGCGGTCGACTCGCCGCCGGTCTTGACCACCACGTCGGTGTCGGCAGGGATGTACTCCTCGGCACCGGCGGTGAAGCCGTTGGTGGTGACACCGGCAATGCCAATCGGGCATGAGTGGATCGCGTAGGCGTCATCGTCAGTGCCATCGCCGATGTTGACGGCGCCGGCAGCGCCGGTGACCTCAACGGTGATGACGGTGCCGAGCGCTTCGATGCGGCCCTTCTTGCCCGCGGGGCCCACAAGCGTGGCCACCGTGCTGGCAGTGTCGATGGTAGCTGTCGCAAAGCGGTAGCTGGTGTAGATCGGATTGTCGTAAGCCATTACTTTGTCCTCGATGTCGGTTGAAGGCGCGGGGCCTGTGCCCCGCGCCAATCACTCAGCTAGCCGTTAGGCGGCGCTGTCCCACTTGTAGATGCGGCTCTGATAGACGTCGCTCGTGTTGCGGTGAACGATGCCGAAGCCACCCAAGTAGTACCAGGCCACGCCCCGGGAACGACCGTAGTCGGTCGGGATCTTGCCGCGGATCTCTTCGGGAATGGCGATTGCTTCCGCAACCGTGTCCTCACCGAAGAAGTACACCGCATCCGACACGCCGCCGGACCAACCCTCGGAAGCGACACCGGTCTGCTCGAAGAAGCGAACCCCTTCGTAGGACCGACCGACCTCACCGTTGAGGATCATGCCGAAACCGTCGTTGACGTAGCTGTGCAGGGCCTCGAGGTCGTCCTTGAAGGCACGGAACGAGGACGGACGGCCAACGGCAAAGTAGTTCTGACCGTCGTACACCGGGACGTTGCGCTCCTTCATCTCGTCGACGATGAGCTTGACGTGCGTGTTGGCCAGCGCAATCGCGTTGGTCTGGCTCGCGGCGCCGTTGGTGGTGACCGTGATCGCGGTAGCGGAGTTGCCAGAGGTCGGCTGGACGCGAATCAGGGTCCGGTCGAACTGCGCATGCGCGGCCTGCTCCATCGCCTTGTTGGCGTCGTTCTTCAGCGCCTTGTTGACGATTTCCTTGACCGGGTGCTTGGACAGGTTGTCCAGCTTCGCGGTGTAAGGAACGCTGTTGCCGTATTCGGTGATCGTCAGCGTCTGCTTGCTGATCGTGAAGTTGGTTTCCGGCATCACGTCGGTTTCGTTCAGCTCACCGCCGGCCGTTGCCACATCCGAATAGATGTTCCAGGAGTACTCGTCGCCCTTGTTCAGGCCCTTGCCCGAAGCGTCCTGGGCATCGCAGAACTGACGGAAACGCTGCAGCGGCTGCAGAACGGTGCGCAGCACATCAGACAGCTCATCGCTGTACATATACCCGCCGAGGGTATCGGTTGCCCAAAGTTGACCAGACATGGTCATACCTCCAAACGTAAGTTGTTAGACAGGAAGACCGCGGGCGCGTCGCATGTCAGCGATTTTCTCGCTCGCCGTCTTCGGCTTTTGCGCGGGAGGAGGGGCATGCCTGACGTTCGCTGCTTGCGGGTTGTCCAGACTCTGCTTGCGGGCTGTTGCCGTCTGCGTCACCTGTGAACCTCCAAACTGTCGCTTCCATTTGACGACCCGTTTGCCGGCTTCCTCGAGGATCTGCGGCAGCTCCCAGTCCGGGTGCTCCTGCTTCACCTTGAGCGTTTCCCGATCCGCTTCATCGAAGAGGCGCGGGTCGCTGGCAACATCGGGGAACGTCTTCTTGAACGCCTCCACCGCTTTGGCGTGATCCTCGCGCGCCTTACGCTCTGCGTATTCCTGGCGCGCGGCGTCTCTCGCCGCTTTCTCAGCTTGCCTTACAACCGTTTGCAAATCGGGGGTGGCCTGTTGGCGCCCCTGGAACAGTTGTGCCAGGGCATCTGCTGCGTTGTCCTGATCGTCATCGTAGATGGCTTTCAGAACACTCTTCGCTGTTTCCTTGAAGTCCTGGGCGTCTTTCGATGGCCCGGCGTTGTTGTGGTTGTACCTCTGTTGCAAATCGTTCGCAACTTTTTCGATTTCCATTTCGCGCTTGCGCAGAGCGGCCTGCTGCTCTTCGATCTGCTTCTGCCGCTGCGAGGCCTCGTTCAGTCGCGCATCGGCGGCCAGCTCTTTCTGCATGGCCCGGATCCCGATCTCCCGAACTCGGCTCGCCGGTACCTGCTGCTCCACGCCATCGACCTTGATGGTGACCATCTCATCGTCGGGCTCGGGCTGTCTCTCGGCCTCGGGCTCGGGCTCGGGCTCGGGCTCGGGCTCGGCCTCGGGCTCGGCTTCAGCTTCGGCCTCGGGCTCAGCCGCAGGCTCGGGCTCTGGCTCGCCCAGGCGCTCCTGGCGTTCCTCGCGCGTCTTGCGCGCGATCTCGTCCATCAGCGCCTGGCGCATGTTGGTCGGGGTCGGCGCCGGTGCTTCCGCTGCCGGCTGCTCCGCTTCAGGCGCGGGGGCGTCGGCGTTCTGTTCCGGTTCAGCTTGCTGCTTGTCGGGCAGGTGCAGTGTTTGGCGTCGGGCGTCCTTACGGGTGGCCTTAGTCATGTTCCGTTTCCTCGGTTTCAAGTTGCATGTAAGCGACGCGTCCGTTCTGGATAGCGTCACGGATCCAGCCCGGGACAGCCCGGGCCAGGTAAAGCTTGCCCTGCGCGGCGCGCACGGCTTTGGCGTCCTCGGGGTCCGCCCGGGTCAGCTCTTCGAGCGCGTCGCGTTCCTCGAGCTCGGCGCGGCCCAGAAGGTACCGGCCCAGGTCGGAGGAGAGGAACTCCTCCGCTTCGACGCCGAGCCGCGCTTCGGCGACCAACAGCTCGTCAGGGTTATCCGACTGCATCTGGAATCATCCCGTAGTTGTCTCGTTGAATAACGCCCTTCAGGGAGTCGGTGCCCGGACCCGTGGGCCCGCCCTGGATCGGGTTGCTCGCGGGCTGCGCGGCCCGCTCGTGCCGGCCAACCTCGAACTCGCGCACCTTCTCGGTGAGCTCGCGTTCGGCGCGACGGATCTGTGCCTCGAGCGCGACGCGCTGCAGTTCGAGCTTGCCCCGGTCGAGCTCCAGGTGCTTGGACTGGATCATCCGGTCGACTGCACCGATCTCGGCCTTGAGCCCCTCGATCTCCATCTTGTACCGACCCTTCAGGTGCTCCAGCTCCTGGTCGGCGATGGTCTTCATCTGGACCTCCTGGAGCCGGTTCTGACCGCGGATCTGCTCCTGCTGCAGTCGGCCCTGGACCTCGGCCTGCTTGCCCTGCAGCTGCGCCTGCATCTCCTGCATCGCGGCCTGCATCTCCTGCGCCTGCGCCATCAGCTGTTCCTTGCTCGGCCCATCCTCCGGGTTGAGGTTGAAGAACCGCGCTCCGTCCTTGTGGCCGAGCGCGCCGAACACCTCGGCGATGACCTCCTCGCCGTTCAGGGACTGCAGCAAGTGCGGCGCAAAGTTGGACACTGTGCCCAGCGCATAGGCCAGGCGCTCGACCCGCTGCTGCGGGTTGGTGGAGCCGAAGCCGACGTTGACCTGCGTTGTCAGCTCGGCGGCCAGGATCTCGTCGGTGACCTCGTCCATGCCGAATCGCAAGGCCAGCTTGGCCTTGACTCCGGACAGGGTCAGCAGGGTCTGGTCGTCCTCGTAGGTCTTCTCCAGCAGCAGCAACTGCCGCATCACCGGCTGCACCCAGGTCTCGGCGAAGACACGGATCGACATCTCGGTCAGGGCGTTGGCCGCGCCCTCGAGCATCTGCATGCCGCCCACGGTCTCGTTCATGTTGCGCGCGGTGCTCACGCTGGCGGTGCTGAACGTGCCGAGCAGGTCGTCGAAGTCGGCGTTGAGCCGGTCCTGTTCCTGGTAGCTACCGGCAGTCGTGTCCGGGATCGCCATCGGCTCGACGTCGGCCAGGTTGCTCATCGGTACCAGCCCGCCCGGGATCGAGCGCTTCAGCATCTGCAGGTCGACGTCGGATCCGCGCCGGACCTTGTACCGCTGGTTCAGGATCAGCCGGACGTTGTCGACCCGCTGGTTGCTCAGCTCGTTGGCCTCGATCTGCAGGCTCTCGCCGAGCTCCGGCTTGCCGGCGGGGTAGGCCTTGTGCGTCTCGATCTCGGTGAAGCCCACGGTGAACGGGCGCACTCCGTGGTGGTAGACCTCGCGCAGCGGCTTCGGCCGGGTCAGCAGCGTGTCCTCGCCCAGGGTCCAGTAGACCCAGTCCTCGCCATCCTTGCGCACGATCAGCTCGTGGCACCAGACGACGTCGAACTCGTTGTACTTGTGCGTGATGTCGGTCTTGTCCGTGCGCGGTCCTTCGCGCGCGGCGCGCACCGAGTCGTAGTCGTCGGTGCGCCGGGCGGCCAGGATCTCGCCGATGTCGTGCTCAAGCCACTTGCCCTGCGCCATCCGCTCCTGAACGTCGCCGATGAACATGGGGACCAGGTGGATCACGTAGGGGCTCGAGTTGACCGGGTCGCGCCAGTCAGCCGAAGGGCTGAACCGGAAGTTCTCGATCGGGATCAGGTCGATCGCCGGGGTGTCCGTGACCCGCTTGACCTCCTCGACCTCGATGACCTTGGACTCGCCGGTCTCGATGTCGATGACCTTCTCGCCGAATGCACCCAGCGCTTCGGCGGTCCGCTTGGTCCGCTGCTCCTTGAAGTTCCAGTACTGCTTGCTGATGCAGACTCCGGTCACGTCCGCGTCCTGGTAAGCGCCCAGGCAGGTCAGGAACCACGGGATGGTGCCGTTCAATCGTGCGTTCATCACCTCGTTGTAGACCGCGGCCGAGGCCTGCTGGATCTCGTGAGAGGGATTGGTCGCCTGCACCGAGACCACATCAGCGGTCGAGAAGAAGGCAACCGCAGCGGCGGCCTCAGCCCGGCGAACGGAGCTGCGGGTCTTGGGCCGGAACACCTTCGACCGGTGCCGGTAGGCCTCGGAATAGTACTTCGAGCCCTGGGGATGCTTGGACCGGAACAATGCGATGTTGCGCTCGATCTGATGCCGGATGTTGGCGTCGAAGTAGTCGGTGCTGTTCACATAGGCGTCGCGCGCAACCGACTCCCACTTTTCGTCGTCGTCGCCGAGCTCTGGCAGCTGGTTGTCGCGGTTCTCGTCAGTCATCGATGGGCACCGGGTTGTTCATATGGTCGCGTTCCAGGTTGGCCGTCGCGCCGGGTGTGTGCCGGCCGCGGGCCAGCTGATACCGTTCGAGCAGCTCCCCGCCAGCGCGCATGATCGCGCGCCCCTCGGGGTCGATCGAACCGAGCTTGATGCGAAAGCCCCACCCGCCCGGCAGTCGGGCGCTGCGGATGTCCAGGACCGTCCCAGGCAGCGTGTACACGCCATCGCTTACCCGATCGCTGTCGGTGAGCGTGGCTGTCAGTTCATAAGCACGCAGTTCGCGGCGTATCAGTCCTTCACCTAAGCGAATAAATCGCGGAATGTCA